ATTAGAGATGCTAAAAAAGGAAAAGGTATAGAAGGCGGTAAATTAGCAGTAAAACATATTAAAGGACTTTTAAACGCTTCTTATGATAAATCAGTTGATAATTTAGATGGGTTTATACAAGATAAATCATTATCATCAAATACTACAAAAGTATATCATAATCCAACAACAGGACAAGTAGTAGTAGCACATAAAGGGACACAAGGTCTTACTGATTGGTTTAATAATGGTGTTTATGCGTATGGTGGAGAAAGGGCATATAAGATGACCCCAAGATATAGGGAAGCAAAAAAAATCCAAGAAGAAGCAGAAAAGAAATATGGTGCTAATAATATTTCAACTATCGGTCATTCGCAAGGAGGACTTCAAGCAGAACTTTTAGGAGGAAAAACAAAGGAAACAATTACATTAAATAAAGCAACAAGACCTAACGCAAATCATAAAAACGCAAATCAAACAGATATTAGAACATCAGGAGATTTAGTATCTTTTAATAATCCATTTCAAAAAAATAATGGTAAGGAAATAACTATTAAATCAAACACACATAATCCATTAAAAGAACATATGATAGATGTATTAGACAATTTAGACCAAGAAAAAGAAATCGGTGAAGGTATATATGATAGTGGAACTGATAGCGAGAGCGAAAAAGGAGAAGATTATGTAGTTCAATCAGTAGTATTTGATAAAAATAAATATTCTGTTAAGGAAGCGAAGAAATGGTTGAAAACTAATGGGTATAAATCACCGAAAATTGATGAAGAAATTAATACTATAAGATTTAGACAGAAAGACCCTAAAAAAGTCCATAAAGAAGGTTTTACTGAATATAGAAATAAAAAATTAGGAAAATCAGGTATTATATTAGTTATTGCTTATAGAGGGAAAAATAATATCTCTAATAATAATATAATGCCGAAGTTTGCGAAAGGAAGTAAAGAAGCAAAAGAACATATGGCGAGGATACGCTCTATGAAAGGAAAATCTATTGGTGGTGCTATGGTTAGAATGCCTGATGGAAGTTTTAAGGGTGTTGGTAGTGATGCTGTTGATAGTCATATGATAAGACCATTAGGGAGCGACCCTCGCACTTGGACTCCATCTCATATTGATACTAATAAAGCATCTATGGGTTCAGGATTATATGCTGGTGGTTCTCCATCAGGAGGTTCTATTGGTTCTATTATTGATGAAGGAATTAGTGGAGCAAGACATCTTTTAGGTGTTGGTATTCCTCCTCATTCTCGTAGTTATGGTTCTCCTATGCCTATGATGGGTTTTGGAGTTCATCATCATCATCATTATCATATTCAAGGTGAAGGTATGTGGGATTGGGCAGACCCTAATAAAAATGGAGTAGCGAAAGCATTTGACCCTAATAAAAATGGAGTAGCGAAAGCATTTGACCCTAACCAAAATGGAGTAGCGAAAGCATTTGAACCTGTTAAAGATGTTGCTGTAAATACTTTTACTCCTCAATTAGGAAGGGATATTACAAGTGGGTTAATTCATCAAGCACTTCCTGCTGTGGTTAGTGGTCTTGCTGGTTCTGCTACTACTGCTTTAACTGGTAATCCTTATGCTGGATTTGCTGTGGGACAAACATTAGGTAAGTATGCTGGAAAACAAGCAGGGGACGCTGTTGGTAATGCTACTGGATATGGATTTAAGAAGGGAAGTAAAGAAGCGAAAGAACATATGGCGAAAATTAGAGCGATGAAAGGTAAAGGTATTGGTGGTAAGATTGTTGGAAAAGTATATTAATAATCTAATAATAAAATATCATATTATATTATAGAATGAGTTATAAGGTAGTTATTCCATCTTATCATAGGGAACATATCATACAAGAAAAGACATTAAAATTACTTCATACAAGAGGTATTAAGGCGAAAGATATTTTTATATTTGTTGCTGATAAAAGTGAATATGAAAAATACCAAATTATTCCAAAAGAATTATATAATAAAATAGTAGTAGGAAAAAAAGGTATTTCATATCAAAGAAACTTTATAATAGATTATTTTAAAGAAGGAGAATATTTAGTATTTATTGATGATGATATTACAAACATTAGAGTTAAACGAAATGGTAAAGTAAGTGATTTGTTAGACCTACATAAGTTTTTTGAAGATGCTTATAAAGCACTCAAAGAAGAGCATAAATATTTATGGACTACAAAGAATATGTATAATCCATTTTACAAGAACCTAATGAAGAACTTTGCCGTAGTTGGGTTTGCGGAGTTTAGTGGCGATTTTATGGGTATTATAAATCGTAAGAGTATGAAAATAAAATATACTCTTGATGAAGGGGAAGGCGAACAATTAGAATTATTATTTATGTATCAGGAAAAAGATGGTGGTATTATAAGGTATGATAATGTTGTGGTAATAACAACAAAATTAACATCAGGAGGTAAAACAGATGAAAGAGGTAGTAAAGAACAAAGAGTTAAAAGTTTATTAACTAATAATAAGAAGTTAGTAAAAGCATATCCTCAATATATCAAAGAACTAAATGAAAAAGGTGATGAATATAGGAAGCGTTCTAAACTTATATTAAATCCTCCTGATGAACCATTAAAAGAAATTAAAGGAGGTAAAATCCATAATTTAGATAAAATACCAATTGAAGATAAAGAAAGCACAGATGTAATAGTTGATAAAATAGAACAAACAACAAAAGTAAAAGAACTACAAGAACGATTAATAAAAGCGTTAGATGAAGCACATATTCCAAGAATAGAAGGTAAGCGTAAGGATTTAAAAAAGACAAGAGGAGATTTACTCGGTTATAAAGGTTGGACTTTTAATATGGGTATTGGTAGAAGACGCAATCTTGGTATTAGTGAGTTTTCAGCAAACGATAAAGAACCTGAACTATTTAAACTTGTTATTGAATATGGTAATGCTATACTTCCTACTGGTTTTGAATATTCAACAATAACCATAAACAAAAATCTTAAAGCAAAGAAACATATTGACGGAGGTAATAGTGGGTTTGGTTGTATTACATTCTTGGGAGATTATACTGGTGGTGGTTTATATGTTTATGATACAAATGATAATGCTACTCTTTATGATACTCATAACAAACTAATAATATTTAATGGTGCTAATCTCGCTCATAGAACTCAACCATTTAAAAAAACAAGATACGCATTAATATATTATAATCAACAATTTAAAGAAGGTATAAAAGGAGTTAAGATGGAAGGCGAAGGATTTAATTAATTATTAAGATTGGTCTAAATACTTATATATTATAATACAATTATTAATATTTTAACTATATTATATGAAAATTAAGATAAATATTCATATAATATATTGAAAATCAGTATTAAATCTTAATAAAATTAATTTTATTAAGAGTTTATATAGTATTTTATAGTATAATTCATATATTAATCTTAAATATCAGTTAAAAGTGTATAAATACTTAACTTTTGGATAAAAGAATACTATTAGATGCTGGTTTATCTTCATCTTTATTTTCGGTTTTATTCTTATTGCTATTATGAACTGCCGATGAGTATTCAGGCGAATGAGGACATACCTTAATATATTCTATTCTTACTAAATCATTAAACCAATCAGGAGTATTAAATATCCAGTGTGTATCTTCGGCGTTCTCATAGAACATTTTTGTATGAGGTCTTGTATGACGCTTTGTATCAAACCAACAACACATATAAATATACTTGTGATGGTCTTGTTGCTGTTGTATGAACTCGTTGTATTCTTCTTCTAAAAGCATACCCTTCAAATCTTCTAAACTAATCTTTAAACTGAAAGTTTTTTTATCCATTATATTATAAAGTTATATATTAATTTTTCTCTAAATAGTTTTTTATACAAATTATTAATATATTAATTTATACTATATATTCTTACTAAATCTTCTAAAAGATTAACAGGTATTTCATAATGATTAACTGGTGCTGGATTACCTCCAAATCTTTCAACGCTTATCATACGCTTATTAAATGTCTTAAATAACTCTTTATCATATTTGATAGAACAACAAGCATCAGTAAAATTAAATATAAAATATTGTGGCGTATCAACATTTCTAACTTTATGAACTGGTATTATTGTTGTAGGATAATAATTCTTACTTATACGCCTTGATTTTACTTCCCAACTTGTAGCATTTTCACTTTCAAAGTCATAGGGGTAATATTCATCATTATAAATATCCTTTGTGTTTCTAATATTCACTTCATCTTCCCAGTTGCCTTGAATAGTAGGTAGAATATCAATCTCCTTCAACAAACCGAACTTTAAGTCATTCGCTAAACTACGCTTAATGTTTTCCAACATTTATATAATATATTGATATAAAATATTTCTTTATATTTAAACTAATAAATAATATTTAAAATTAAATTATAGATTGCTAAATTAATTTCTCACTAAATATTATATAATGGAGAGTTTGAAAGAACATTTACATTCTAAACGACCGACACTTTCTAAATCATCTTTAACAACATACTCATCTATCCTAAAAAACCTTTACATTAAAGTTTTTGGTGATGGGAATATTGATTTAAAGAAGTTTGATGAAACAGATAAGATTTTAGGATTTCTAAAAGATGTCCCACCAAATAAACGAAAGACAATATTAAGTAGTTTAGTAATCATTACCGATAAGAAACCTTATAGAGATTTAATGTTGGAAGATGTGAGGGATTACAATAAGGAAATACATAAACAAGAAAAAACTGCCGAACAGGAAGCATCTTGGGTAAGCACTAATCAAGTAAAAGATATTTGGGAAGCATTAAAGAAAGATGCTGAACTATTATACAAAAAGAAATCGCTTAAACCTGCTGACCTTCAACAGATACAATCCTATATTATTTTATCGCTTTTAGGCGGTATATTTATTCCTCCAAGAAGGAGTAAGGATTATGTTGATTTTAGGATTAAAGATATTAATAAATCAAATGATAATTATTTAGACAAAAATAAGATGATATTTAACTCATATAAAACTGCTAAAACATACGGACAACAGGTAGTAGATATACCAAAGCAATTACAAAGTATATTAAAGAAATGGATAAGTGTTAATCCTACTAACTCGCTTTTATTTGATGCTAATATGAACCCTTTATCATCTGTAAAATTGAACCAAAGATTAAATAAAATATTTGATGAAAAGAATGTAAGTGTTAATCAATTAAGACATACTTATCTTACCAACAAGTTCGGTCATACCATAGAACAAAAGAACGCTATTGATAATACTATGAGTGAAATGGGGTCATCAGCAAATATGTTAGATACATATGTAAAAAAGGACTAAATAGACCAAAGTAGAAAAGTAGCAAACTGGGGCATACTTTTATAACTTTTTTAATAAAAATATTTTTTATATTTTCAATATTGAAATTATAAAAAAAATAAATTATATAAAATCTTTGGAAACACCGCACAACTTCGCTACTTTCCACCCATCAACTTCATACTGACTGGGATTTTAACTAAATCAACACCTTTACCTGTATCCTGCTTATGTATCTCATCAGGGTCAGCAATAACTTCTATTTCTTTTCTTTTATTAGGGTCGCTTGACTGAAAAAACATTTTCAAAATATATTCATTCTTTTTCCAATCTATACTCTTATTTAGGTCATCAAAATACTCCAAGAAACAAGCAACATCATCATATAAATCCTTTGTCCTATGTTCCCAAGCATTAATGTAATGAAGAAGAGCAAGGCAGTAGTATCCACAAGCATTATTCATTAGAGATTGTAAATCCTTTGTGTTATAAGGTAGTTTCTTACCAGTATTATCAAGAACAAACTTCTTAATGTTTTCACTTGGCGGTGCTCCGTATGGGTCAAAGAAAAATGGTTCTATTTTACCATCAGGATATTTATTAACTTGTAAGCAAGTCCAATGTGTCCCTTCATTTTCATTTCCTTCTTCATCAACCGAATTATCAAGATTAATTATATAGGACTTGTTGTATGCGATTTTGTTTGGTAATTCATCTTTAAAGCACACCATTTCAAGCGGAATATTCATTCGTTTAGATAGGTCTTCTAATTGAGTATCAGTAAGCATTATATATTATTAATAGAGAAATTAATTTTTATTAATTATACTAAATATTTTTTTAAGCATATAATCCACCGCCTTTGCTAAACTTTTGATAGGCAGGAGGTAAGAAGTGTTGGAACTGAAAGTTTGCGGAGAATGGTTGGGACATTAAAGCAGGAGGTAGATGGGATTGTGATGCGACGATTGAAGCACCCCTTCCAATAGAACCAATTTCTCTACGATGTCGTCTTAAAGAACCACCAGCATATAGACCACTTCCAAATAAACTTTCATCTCCTAACTGATGGTCTAATGCTATTTGGT